GATTACGAACGTAATGGTAGCGCAACAAGAGTACGTAAGGATGGTCTTATTGAAGAAGTTGTTAATGATACACCAAGATTAGATTGGTTAAATAGCGATTGTCCTTCACTCTTACTTGAACCACAACGCACAAACTTACAAGCGTATAGCGAAAACTTTAGCGGTGCTGCTTGGACACCATCTTCTTCAACTATAACTTCAAATAGTAGCATATCTCCAAATGGGGAACTAAATGCAACTAAATTAGAAACCACATCGACTGTCGGTTTATTAGGTGGTTTTCTTACAATAACAGCAAACACAGAATACACTTACTCTCTTTTTGTAAAATCAGATGCAACAAGTGTTTGTAAAATTGATTTGTATGATACAATATCTAGCTCAAGATACTTTTATGGAACGGTTATATTTGATATGGCTACAGAAACAATTTCTACTAGCCTTGCTACCGCAAGTTTTGATAAATTAGATGGTGGTTGGTATAGGTTAAAAATGACCGCTACTTCGCCAAATCCTTTACTAGGTTCAACTGGTGTTCAAATATCTTTAACACAAGCTGGAAGTATATTTATATGGGGTGCGCAGATGGAAGCTGGTGGTTACGCTACAAGTTATATTAAAAACGTAGATGATATTAATGGTGTAACAAGATTAAAAGACGAATGTTTTAACGGTGGCGATGCTGATTTGTTTGACATTACAGAGGGAACATTTTTTGTTGATAGCTATGTTTATAATAGTGGAAATTTTACTATAATAAATTTAAGTGATGGGAGTGTTAGCAATAGACTTGCGCTTATGTTTCAAAATTATGGCACACAAGTTAGGGTTTTATCAAGTGGTGGAGTAGATAGTTATTTAAACTTGAATTTTGACCAAAGAAATAAAATAGCAGTTACTTTTAAAGAAAATGAATACAAGTTTTTTATTAATGGTGCTTTAGTCGGTAGTGATACAAGTGCTACTGTTCCAAGTGGAATGGATAGACTTAACTTTAGCAACAATACAAATGTTTCAAATCATTTCGAGGGTAAAGTATACGATACAAGAGTTTACGATAGAGTATTAACAGAAGCGGAAGCAATAACACTAACAACAATATAATGAGCTGGGGAAAAATATACGAAACAACTTGGTGGGGTAATCCAACAGTAAGCGGATGGGGAAACATTTACTATCCTTATACAGACCCAACACCTACACCTTTCTTTGAGATATTAGCAGAGAATGGCGACTTTTTACAAACAGAACAAAACGAATATATAATAATAGAATAAATTTAAAAAAATGGCAAATAAAAAATTTAGTGAATTTACAGTAAAAACTGACCCAGCAAATGTTGATTTCTTGGTCGGTTATGATGGTACGGATAATGTCCGTATTGACCCATCTAATTTAGGTGGTGGTGGTGCTTCAGACTTAAATGGTCTTTCAGATTGTGCAGTAGATGGTACTTCTGTTTATGTTTCTAATGTTCCAAGCGGTTTAAGTGGAAACCCAGCAAATAATACGGTTTTTGGAGAAGCAGCTGGAAATTCTATAACAACTGGATATGGAAATACAGTAATTGGTTCATCGGCAATGGATGCAAATACAGATGGGCAAGATAATGTTGCTATTGGGCATAATGCTATGGGCTCTGCAACAAGCGATGGTAGAACAGTAGCTATTGGAGTTAATGCTTTAGCTTTACAAAATCAACTTTACAGCCCCCACAATACTGCAGTAGGATATGCTGCAGATGATGCTTGTGTAACTGGGTTTCAAAGAACTTGTATAGGTGCTAATACTGGTGGTGGAGCAACTGGAGATAATATAACAAATATAGGATATGGTGCTGGGCCGAGCACTTCTTCTGTCAGTAATGAAATAACTTTAGGTAATTCGTCTGTAACTTCTTTAAGATGTGCGGTTACTTCTATAACTTCACTTTCAGATGAAAGAGATAAAACAGAAATAAAAGATTTAGAATACGGATTAGCTTTTATTGATGCTTTACAACCAAGAGAATTTGTATGGGATAACAGAGTAGAAACAGACAAAGATGGCGAAGAATTTTATTCGTCTAACAAAGGGAAAAAAGACTTTGGCTTTATAGCGCAAGAAGTTAGAGAGTTAGACAACGATACTTTAAGATTAGTTTATACTGAAAACGAAGATAAACTTGAATTAAGTTACGGTAAACTTGTGCCGATATTAGTTAAAGCAATACAAGAGTTAAAAGAAGAAGTAGAGTTGTTAAAAGGATAATTTGTATATTTACATAAAACACAACTATGGAAATTACTAAAGAACAAATCGCACGAGTAAATCAAGTCATTAACACGCTTCCTATTGCAGTATTATCACAAGCACAAGAGATTGTAAATATACTCAATGAAACACTAAAAAAAGAGGATGATTAAGATTGGTAAATATGCCTTTAAAGACAAGTCTACTTCTGACGCTAAAATAACAGCGTTAGGGGTAGATGATGAGGGCAATGCTACTTACGGACACGCTATTGTAAAACTTGGTCATATAGTTTTAGAGCAAGGCGAATACGATGCAGAAGGTAATGAAATAAAAGCACCAGTATTAAGCGACAAGTACCATTTAGACGTAGCTTGGAAAGACCTTGAAAGTCATCCTTATGGGTGGAAGTCAAGTGCAGTAGCGGTTACTGATGGTAATGGTGTACATAGTTTTTATGGGATTAACTATCAAGAAAATAAAATGTAATGGTAAGAGGATTGAGATACATAGCAGATAAAATAGAAGCGTTACAGTTTTGGTTAATTGCTAAATGGAATAACTTTCTAAAAGGATTGATGCTATGACAGTAGGAGATATAAGACTAGCCTTTTTTAATGCTATATCTTTAGGGGTTAGCTTTACGCACGTTGAGAACAGTTTGAAAATTATTCTTTTATTAGCTTCTATTGTATATACGTTTCAGAAGATATACGAAACGCAGAAGAAGAAAGATAGCGGTGCAAATGACAAAGAACTTTAAAATACAAGAGTTTGAATGTAAGGGTGGATGTGATATGCCTTTAGAGGTATATGAGAACATTATTAAACTTGCATCACAACTACAGTTTTTAAGAGATTATACTGGTAGACCTATAACTATCAATAGCGCTTATAGATGTCCAGAGCATAACGCAAAGGTAGGCGGCTCTAAAACTTCACAACACTTATTAGGCAAAGCTGCGGACATAACTATACAGAGCCTAAAACCAGCAGAGGTATACGCTCTCATAGAGGACTTAATAGATATGGGACATATGCTTCAAGGCGGTTTAGGGTTGTACGATACGTTTGTACATTACGACATAAGAAAAACTAAAGCAAGGTGGAATGGGTGATTACAAAAAAAAGAACGGAACTACAAGAGTAGGCGATGCCTTAAGATGGCTCGTAAAACAAGGTAAAGAGGTAGCACCAGAACTATTGTCGGTTGTTGGTAGTGTTACTGGTATAGAACAATTAAAAGACCTTGCAGATAAAATAGGTAAAGACGATAAACTATCGCAACCAGATAAAGAACTTCTACTTGAAGAACTGCGTTACGATATGATTGAAATGGAAGAAACCACAAAGCGATGGGTAAGCGACAACCAAACAGACAGCTACCTTACACGCAATATAAGACCATTAACACTTGCTTTTTTAACCGCTACGCTATTTATATATATAATATTAGATAGTTCATTAGAAGGCTTTAAAATAGACCCTAACTGGATAGACTTACTTTCTTCACTTTTATTATTAGTCTATGGTGGGTATTTCGGTATGCGTTCAGCAGAGAAGATTACAAAGCATTGGAAAAAATAATTTTTTTTTCTAAAAATAAATATATAACTTTGTACCATTTATTATAAAAAACTGTTTTCTAAATATATAGATATAAATATATTTCTAAATAAATAGATAAAAAAACATTAATAATAAATATAAGATATCTGTAGTGTATTCAAATGTGAAAACAAATGGCAAAAAAAAAGACATTAAAGTATTGGAAGAATAAGATAGATAAACCTTTCCACGAGTTTATAAGACGTAGAGATGCGGATAACAATACTGGTTATTGTAATTGTGTAAGCTGTGGTAAAAAGGTACACTTTACAGAAACAGATGCTGGACACTTCATTGGTAGACAACACTTAATTACAAGGTACGATGAACGTAACGTACACGCTCAATGCAGAAAGTGTAACAGATTTGAATATGGACGTCAGTATGAGTATAGTATAGCTTTGGGGGAAGAACTATCACAAGAACTACTACAAAAGTCAAGAGGGGTACTAAAACTTACAGACCCAGAATGGCAAGAAATATTTGACCAATACAAGGCTAAACTACAAGAACTAAAAGACAAACAAAACTTTTAGTTAATAACTTCGAAATAAACCTTACTTATATAACGCTAATAATGTGTATCTTTGAATAGACTAACCAATGTCTTGTTATTGTTTTCAACTGTTTAGCAGTCAATTAAGCCACTTTTTATAAGTGGTTTTTTTGTGGTTTACAGATAAGAATAAAAATAATTTAAAAAAAAGTTGTTTATAATTTGTTTATATAAAATATTTGTTTGTATATTTACACCAACAATAACAAAAACAATAACAAATGACACTATTAGAAAGATTACACCCAGTGTACAAAGACAAATTAAGTGTAGCTAATTTAGAGTATCCAGATTTAGTTGCACAGCTTTATGAAGAACTTGAAGAAAAAGTTTTTGTAAGCGATTTAAAGTATGGCAGCGTTATGGACTTGCGTATTTTTTGTGGCTATTTAAACAACCCTTTTGATTATTTTACAGAATAATGACACATTACGAGGACGTGAAAAGAGCAGCAACCCCAACGACAATAGACTATCTAAATGCAAGGATAGAGGCTTTAGAAGGTAGAGTACAATACCTTGAAGCGATAATAGAAGTAGAAATTTTAAACAAAGAACAATGAACAAGGAAAAACTAACAGAGTTGTACAAAAAGTATAACCTAACTAAAGATGACTTTTTTAAGCATCAGCATTACACAATCATTACAAGACAAGGTATAGACAAGATACAAGCACTTGAACAAATGAGTGTAAACTATGAAGTAATTAAATGTGAACCTAATTTTGCAGTATTTAAAGCACTTGCAGAAAAAGATGGTAAAAGCATACAAACCTTTGGTAGTGCGCTTAAAGGCGAAGGCTACAAGGATGGCAACACCAATAGCTGGTACGTTGCCGAGATGGCAGAGAAACGAGCAATGAGTAGAGCAGTACTAAAACTAACTGGCTTTTATGAACTCGGTGTATTTGGCGAAGATGAAAGCGAAAGTTTTAAAAAACAAAAAACAGAATATAAAACCCTATAAATAAATAAATATGAGTGCATTAATTAATTTTAGTTTAGACGTTAAATCGTTACCACAAGAGAAATTTAAACAACACCCTAACGGAAAGGTTTACATAAACCTTACAATGTCAGTAAATGACGAAACACGATACGGAAATAATACTGGTATCTATGTTAGTCAGACACAAGAGGAAAGAGAAGCCAAGAAAAAGAAAACTTATCTTGGTAATGGTAAAGTTGTATGGAACAACGGTACTATTGTGAACGCTGAAAAGGAAGTACAAGAAGCTGTACAAGAACACCCAAAAGAAGAAGCTGACCTACCATTTTAATTTTTTTTATAATCAAGGGGGGTTTTTACCCCCTTTTTTTATACCTTTAAGCAAAACAATAACAATAACAAAAGAAATGACAGAAGAACAAACTACACAACAAATGTTGATGGAACTAATAAAAGAGGAGTGTACAATAGACACTACTATGGATATTGAGTACCCACCAACCGCTTTGAGTTTAGGAGAAAAGACAATACAAACAAAGGGTGGACAATTAACATACCCTATTGGTTTAGCCACATACGGAAACATAAGCTATATCACAGCACCGCCTAAAAGCAAAAAATCATTTTTTGTATCACTACTTGCATCAGTATATTTAAGTGGTGGTAATAACTTTGGTGGTAAATTAAAAGGACACAGAGAGGGCAAATGTTTAATTCACTATGATACAGAGCAAGGGCATTTCCACGCAGCACGATGTTTTAAACGTTCGAAACAAATGGCTAATATAAAAGATGTAGGATGCTATCAAACCTATGCCTTAAGAACATTAAGCTATACACAAAGATTAGAGTTTATAGAATGGTCATTAGAACAAAATAAAGAAAACGGAAAAGAAACTGGTGTAGTTTTTATAGATGGCGCAGCAGATTTAGTCGCAGATGTAAACGACCTTAAATCTTGTAATGAAATGGTAGCTAAACTTATGCAACTATCAACACGCTATAATACACACATAATGGTTGTTATGCATCAGAACTATGGTAGTCAAAAACTGGGAACTGGACATTTAGGTAGCTTCCTTGAAAAAAAGGCGGAAACTGTTATAGAATTAGAATTAAATACAACTAACAAGGATTGGGTTACAGTAATGTGTAGACGTTCAAGGGGTTTTCCTTTTGAAACTTTTAGCTTTAGTATTAACGAGTTTGGGCTGCCGTTTGTAGTGGGCGAAATATATGACCCATTAGAATATTTTGTAACAACTAAAAAGAAACTATTATGAAAACAGTAAATACAGTTAGCGGTGGTAAAACATCAAGCTACATAGCGGCTAATTACCCAGCTGATTATAATGTGTTTTCTTTAGTTAGAACAGACGATAAAAGATGTATGTTTCCAGATAATAAAATAAGACAACAAGTTAGTGATAGGTTAGGAACAGAGTTTATAGGCACATTAGAGGATGACACTATAATATACACTATGTTGGATTTAGAGCAGTATATAGGTCAAAAGATTGATTGGGTTACTGGTAAAACTTTTGACGAAGTTATTGATAAGGGTGGCGGTACACTTCCAGACCCAATGCGAAGATACTGTACAACTGAAATGAAAATGAAACCAATGTTTGAATGGTGGAGAAATAACGTTAATATACCTTGCGAGTTTAGATTGGGATTTAGAGCAAATGAAACAAGACGAGCAAAAAGAACTTTAGGTAAAGTTAATAGTAATGGTTTTTTAGAAATGAAAGCAATAGTAGGAAAAAGAGGGACACTAAATAAATGGGCAGATATTGAATGGCAAAAACCTACATTTCCTTTAATTGAAGATAACATATATAAAGATAATATAGAAGAATATTGGAAAGGTAAAAATGTTAGATTTGCCTATATGAATAATTGTGTAGGTTGTTTTCATAAAACACCTATGTTAATCAAAAAGATGTATGAAAAACACCCCAATAAAATTAATTGGTTCGCATCAAAAGAAAGAGTAAAACATAAAAAAGATGTTTGGTATAAAGATAAAAATTTATCTTTTAAAGACATTATAAAATGGCAAACACAAACAGAATTATTTGACGATGACTTTAATGAATGCGACAGCGGATATTGTGGATTATAAATTATACTTATGATAGAGTTGCAAATAACAAAAGAAAGCATTGCAGAGGCTAAAAAGCTATATGACTTTGGTATATTAAACAACAGCTATACAAAAGGACAAGGCAATAAATGTGGTGCTTTAGGAGAGGTGTTAGTAAGACAGTATTATAATGGTAAACAAGAAAATACTTATGACTACGATTTAGTAATTAACAATAAAAAGATAGACGTAAAAACTAAAAGATTTAACGCAAGGCTAACACCAACAATGAAATGGACAGCAAGTCTTTTTGATTTTAATACTAAACAAAATTGTGATTACTATTGCTTTGTTGGTATGGCTGATGATTATAAAAAAGCATATATCTATGGTTTTATTGCAAAAGATAGATTTTACAAGACTGCAATATTTAGAAAAAAAGGAGATGTAGACCCAAACGGAAGCAGTAAGTGGACATTTAGAGCAGACAGTTATAGTACAACATTATCTGAATTAGACTTAAATTTAAAATAGAATGAAAAAAAGCCTTGTTGAAATAGCCTATTTAAGACACCAAGATTGGTTAAGGGTAGTGTATGCCTTTGGCTGTAACAAAAGCACCGCAGAGGACATTGTACAAGAAATGTACATACAACTGATACAAGATGTAGATAAAGGGTTAGACCTATGGCATAATAACGATGTTAATATATACTACTGTTGGAAAGTGTTAAGAGGCATATACTTAAACACCCACAAAAAGGAAGCAAGGCAAATAAAAGAATACATAGAAGAAATAGACGAACTAAAACAAGCAGAAGATTTAGGGATAGACGAAGTAGAATATGCTAAACGCAAAGACCAAATAGATGGCATATTAGATGACCTATACTGGTACGATAGAAAAGTATTTGAAATATGCGCAAGTGGTAAAAGCGTAGCAGCCTTAAGCAGAGAAACTGGTATAAGTTATTACTCACTTTACAACACATACACGAACGCAAAGAAACACATAAAAGAACAGCTATGAAATTAGGAGATTTAGTATATTACATTACTTACTATACTGGCATACGTTGGATAGTAAAAAAGATATGGGGAGAAGATTGCGGATGCGATAAACGCAGAGATGAGTGGAACGATATAGATTTAGACTTATGGAAATAGAACACAGAAAACAATGGGAACAATTCAAGACAGAGGTTACAAGCAAACTAACACAACCACAATACAAGCTATTATGTAAGCTTCACGCAAAGTATTTTAATCACGCTTATTATGAGCCTTGCAGTTGCAGACCCAAAGAACTAAAACGATGGATAGCCGATATTGACAGACTATACAATAAATGATAAAAAATGTACACAAGTGGGAACAAGCTGTAATAATGCTTTTAAATTTAGATGGATGGAACTTAACACATACTGGCGATGGCTTTGAGCATTACGATGCAATAGGCACAAGCCCTAAAGGAACAGAGGTAGTAATTGAAATGAAGTTTAGAAACAAATACTACAAAGAAAAAATGTTAGAGGTGTACAAGTACAACAAGTTATTAGAAACTGGTAAGATAGCCCTATACTTTGTGAATGACCCTAAAGGTAATTATATGTATTGGCTAAACAACCTAACAGACTTAAAGAAGAAAGATATGTACTGCCCAGACACAACGCTATGGACTAAAAAGAAACTATTAAAGCCTTGTTACTTGCTTGACGAAGCACAAGCATCAATAATTAATTTAAACAGTTTTAAGAAGTAGGATAAAAGTTTTCGTAAAGTTTTCGTAAAAAAGTTAGTTAATAATTTGTTTATAACGTTTATTATGTTGTATATTTGTATCAAACAATAACAAAAACAAAACATTATGACAACTGAATTAACAAAAAAAGAACTAAACGAAACAGAAGTAAACTTACTAATAAGCTTAATGTCTAAAACATACAGCGTAGCTGATAAAGATGAAATCAAAAAAACGCTAAAAAAATTAATAGACAACACAAAATTTCAGTCAGATACCTATTACGCTATTGTACATAATTTTAACTTATACTAAACATTATAATAAAACAAAAAACAAGGGGGTGTAAAAACCCCCTTATATTATGACACAACTACAAGACTTAAAAAAAGAACTTCAACAAATAGAAGCCACGCTACACCACCTTAATAAAATGGAAGGGGTTACTGAACGTATGAAGAAACGTTTAGAGGATAGAGAACTATATATAAGAAGTATAATTTATAACATACAATAACAATGAAAAAGACAAAGACTGGATTACATATCCAAACACGCAAAAACAGAATTGAGGTACTAACCCAAAAAGAGTTAGAACAACAAGAACAAAACAGACAAAACACAAGAGCTTATATAATTAGATTAGCTATATTATTATTTGCTTCACTTACGTTTGTATTAGGGTTTATATATGGCGCAGCACAATAATGGACTTACTACAAAAGCAAGCATATAATCTGTGGTTTAATTTTTTAGCCGATAAGATAATGGAGTGGAAAGATGCCAAGCCATTAAATAAAGACTTACGCAACTGTATCAAAGCTATGAATGAAATAGGTACGTTTGTAAATGGATTGCGTACAGAGGTTGAGGTACTACATAAAAGAGTACAGCTAATTAGACAACAGAAGAACGAACTGATACAAAAACAACAAGAAGAAATAACACAATTAAAAGACGACTTAAACAAATATCAAATGCACTATATAGACGAACCAGATGCAGTAAGCAATTGTAGAACTTGCGACACAGAAACAAACGGAGAAACATACTGCTCCGAAGATTGTAAAAACTATGACCTTGAATAATATGGATAAGATAAAACTATTAGATGGTAAGCACTACGACAGAGCAGAACTGCTTAAACGTATGGAAGATGACACCTTTTACTATGGGGAACTAAATACCCTTGCTTTAAGTAGTAGTAGCCTTAAACAGCTTCTATCAAGCCCAAAGACATATAACTTTAGTTTGAAGTATGGTAGTGGCGAAAGCGCGGCATTGAGAGCTGGTGCTTTGTTTCACTGGGCAATCCTTGAGCCAGAAAAATTTGAGGCACAAAAGTTTGTAGAGGTACAAAGTAGAAACACAAAGAAGTTTAGAGAGGCTAAAGAGGAGTTTGGGTCTGTGTATACTGCAAAGGAAAGAAGTGAAGCAGAGAGGCTTGTAGATGCGTTTTACAGAAACGAACACGCAAAGGAACTAATAACCAAAGCAGAGTTTGAAATACCAGCTATTGACAACGTATTAGATATGCCCTTTAGAGGCAAGGCAGATGTATTAGCCACTAATAGGATAGTAGACCTTAAAACGACTACAAACATAAAAGACTTTGCTTGGTCAGCTAAAAAGTACGGATATGATGTACAATGCTACTTATACTGCAATCTATTTGGTAAGACATACAAAGAGTTTTATTTCTTGGCATTAGACAAGGGTAGTTTAGATATTGGTATATTTAACTGCTCGGAAGAGTTTTACTTTCAAGGCGAGGAAAAAGTAGAAAAAGCACTACACCTATATAATCAATTCTTTATAGAGGGTGCAGATTTAGATAACTATTGTTTAACTGGAGAGTTATGATAGCAAGTTTATTAAGTAGAATAGGTGTTGAGGTTTGGAAAGATATACCAAACTATGAGGGATTGTACCAAGTTAGTAATTTAGGTAATGTAAGAAGTTTAAATTATAAAAAAACTGGTAATATTAAAAAATTATCTTGCAGTATTGATGCAAATCGCAGACCATTAGTGGGTTTATGGAACATCAATAGAAAAACATATAGTGTCCACGTATTGGTAGCTGTTGCATTTTTAAAGCATAAACCTTGTGGAATGAAAATAGTAGTAGACCATATAAACAATGACCGTTTAAATAATAAACTTTACAATTTACAATTAATAACACAAAGAGAAAATGTTTCAAAAGACAAAAAAGGAACTTCAAAATATACTGGAGTTTCTTGGAGTAAAACAGCAAATAAATGGACTTCTAATATTAGAATTAACGGAAAAATAAAACATTTAGGTTTTTATATAAAAGAAAAAGAAGCTGCACAAGCATACCAAAAAGAATTAACTAAAATAAAACAACTATGAAATTAGATTTAAAGATTGAGTATTTAGGAAAGAAAGAAAAAAAAGGAGATACAGAAAAGGATATGTATAGCTTATCGTTTAAGACTTACAACGCACAGATTAGTGGCAAGTTTGAACGTAGTGAGATACGACACCTTATACAACAATTAGATAACGCTATAATATGAGGGCAACATACTTACACTACGAAAACGGAAAAGGCTACGATGTGATAGACTTTATAAAAGACTACAACCTCAACTTCAATAGAGGCAATATAATTAAGTACGTTTGCAGAGCTGGAAAGAAAGACAACGAACTAAAAGACCTTGAGAAAGCAGCAGACTACCTAAAGCGAGAGATAGAATACATAAGAAACGAACAAGAGAAATGGATAGAGAAGAACAAGTAATAAGCGACAAGCACCTTAACTATTTAAAGTGTGTGCTAATAAGTCAATTACTATTAGAGGCTAACGATGAGCTAAAAGGCAGCAAAGCGTTTAAACAAAACGTAAAGTATCAAGTAGGTAAGACAAGCCAAATATTAGAACAAGTCTACCAAGAGGGGTTTAATACAGTATACCACAACAACCCAGAGATGTGCATAAACGTACTAAACAAAATAGATGGACTGATACACAAAATAAAAACAGCCACCATAGACGAGTTAGTAATGATAGACGCATTAGTAGACCAATACTTTAACAACAAAGAAGAAATAAACGAAACCCAAACAGCAGAATTTACTAAAATAGATTAGATATGAGATTACAAATAGTAAGAGATACTATCAAAGAAACAACAAACATAGATATTTTTGAACAAACAAGACGTAGAGATGTAATAGAAATGCGAAGCGTAGCAAACTACTACCTATATAAGATTAGCAAGATGCGACTTATGGAAATAGTAAGAGAATACCAAAAGAACAATTACAAAACAACACACGCTTCAATAATACATAGCTTAAACACCTACGAGCAACACAAAAGGTATAACACAGAATTAGAACTAATGTACAAAGCCCTAATAGGCGACAATAGATTATACGTTATGGAACAGATACCAAAGGCTACTGAAAAGCAAATAGAACAGATAGAAGAAATACTGATGTAAAAAAAAGTAATTCTGTTTATATATTATTGAATAAACAATCTATTTCAATTATGGATAAAAGAAAAAATAATGGTGGCGCAAGACAAGGCGCTGGTAGAAAACCAAAAGCACAAGAGCAGAAACTAATAGAGCGGTTAGATGCTATAATAGACAAAGACGAAGCATTAGGTAAGTTAGGGGAGTTAGTAACAAAAGGCGATATGAGGGCTTTACAACTGTATTTAGGGTATAGGTATGGTAAACCTAAAGATAGCGTAGATATTAACTCTTCAGAGGGCTTAAACATTAATTTTAGAGATTTATTAAAATTCGTTGATTAAGGTAAAAAAGAAATATATGCCTATTGTACAAAGCGACAGTAGGTACTACATTGTAAGTGGTGGGCGTGGTTCTGGGAAGTCATTTTCAGTAAACGCCCTTTTGGTTATGCTTACCTACGAACAAGGGCATACAATACTATTTACACGCTATACATTAACATCTGCATATATATCTATCATACCAGAGTTTATAGACAAGCTTGAACAGTTTGGCTCAATAGAACACTTTCACATAACTAAAGACGAGATACTAAACAAAAAGACTGGTAGCAAAATAATATTTAGAGGTATAAAGACTTCAAGCGGTGACCAAACAGCAAACCTTAAATCCTTACAAGGTATTACTACTTGGGTAGTAGATGAAGCTGAAGAACTAACAGACGAGCAGAAGTTTGACACCATAGATTTGTCGGTAAGAGAAAAAGGCTTACAGAACAGAGTTATACTAATACTAAACCCAACAACTAAAGAGCATTTTATATACAAGCGTTTTTTTGAGGACAGAGG